AGTATTTCCGACATCGCACTATCAGTGTTGTTAACTTCACCCATAGCGTCTTGTAGGTTCATACCTATACTATCAAAAGCTGCTCCAAACTTACCAGCATCAAAACCTTTTAGTGTTTTAGTCAATAAACTAGCTCTTTCTAGTGTATCTTGTGGAATTCTCATATTCCTACCAACCTCAGTGGTGATACTCATGAAAGTTTCAAGAACTGCGTTTGCTCTTATTCCAAACTGAGAGGTAGCGTCGGCAGCAGCATTAATATCTTCAATCATATCTACCTGTTGAGCGTTGGTTACACCTAAGGTTTTGGATATATCTAATCTTAATGTATCTTCTAACGCAAGTAAGGAAGTTATTTTATCTATATTATTCGCAACATCTATGGTACCACTTCTCATTTGACCAATCATGTTTAACATTTCTTCCATGTCTGCTACTGATAAGTCAGAAGCTGGTACTTTATCTTCGGAAAGTGTTTTTAATGTTCTAGCTAGTTCTTTAAGTGGTCCCGTACCGGTAATCTCCTTATCTTTCCTTTTACCTAATACATCAGCTATGGCTTTTTCTATTCTTCTTTCTATCTCGTCCTCTTGTTGTGGTGTGAATGTTACGAATGAAGGTAATGGATTTTCTACCCCTAATTTTTCTGCTATTTTTCTAGAGAGTGGGTTTCCTTCTTTACCTAATTTACCAATAGATTTTTTTCTGTCCTGATAGGTTGGTTCGTCTTTAATGTTAAAGACCCCTAAAGGAACACCTAATTCTGGGTGAGACGCAAGGTAAGACCTAGAACCTGATAATATTCTTTCTATTAAAAGTTGTATTCTAAAATTTAACATATAGATGTTTTATCTATAAATAGTTAGAATCTGTTTTTACTTTTGTTATTAGCTTGCTCAATTGCTTCATTTTTCTTATTAAATTCTTCTATTAAAGAATTTACATAAAATCGTCTTTCGAAGGTTGGCATTTGTAATAAATCGGAATAAGATAGGTGTAAATGACGCATTAAGTGGTAAAACTCTTTCAAGAGGGCATTCCTATATGCCGTAGAAAGGACGAAAAAACTCAACACCCAATGAAATTTTTACATTCATTTCTTCTCCTGATGGTGTTGTTGTTGGTATATTAAGGTCTAGTGATGGTGTGTTATCTCGGATAACTTTCCTGATTTCTTGTGCGTCTCTAATAGGCATTGTTTGTATGAACTGAGCTATAGTCATTCTGTCCCTAACACCGTCAATTTCTTTAACCATCATTTCTAATTGTTTAGTCATATAAGGTGTTTGTGGGTCATTTTTGTATTGAGCGTCAATTTCTGTTAGTTTTTGTTCGTCTTGTGGGGAAATAAAAGATAATTTAGCTTTCTTATTAGATTTTTCTAACATGAATTCAAATTCCATATTTGTATCTAATTTCACACCTATATCCTTAGTCCTTAAAACAGATAAATCTAATTTTGTTCTAAATGGTTCTTTAGTTTTTTTATCCACCAACTCAACTTCGTACTCACTACCAAAAGCGGTATTTCTTAAAAAGATTAATATAGCTTCCTTGTCACAAGCCGGTAATTGGATGGCTGTGATATCTTTATCTAAAACCTTTCTATCTATTAAAGAGTCAACTAACTTACCCGTACTTAAAAGTGCTTGGGAAGATAATAGGTTTTCATCTGAAGCGTTTAGATACGTTACCTTTACTGTTTTTTTACCGTTGGTAAATATTCCTTGTGATGGTAGGGTAACCACATCGTAAGGTAGTAATGTATCGTTATTTGGCTGTAAATTATCTTGTAGCATATTATTAATTTAGTTTATATATTATAATTGTAAATATATTAATTATTATTTTATCTATTAAGTATTATATTATTTACGCATTAAGTAATATATAATTGTTAATTTAAAGTAAAGTCTTTAATTTGGAAATATATTAACATATTTGTTATAGCATAAAAAAGTCCTCATACGAGGACTTTAATTATAAACATAAAAATTTTATTAGTAAACTAGTATACATCTGTCTGGTCGCAACGTGGCTGAAATTGTTGCTAAACCGTCATCACTATAACCTAAACTATCGAAGTTAACATCAGTTAAGAAAGTACCTTGCATAATCCATTTTTCTACAACTACCCCAGTAGGGTCTAGTAATTCTAAGTCTATATTTTTCTTATATCCTGCAGCGTAACCCATTCTACCTGTTACTGATTCTGCGTGTAATCTAACCCACTCCATAAGTGCTTGTGCCGCAGATGGACCAATCGGGTCTCTAAATGTTACATTAATTGTATTCCACGTAAACCTACCAGCTACATAAGTAGAGGTGTTAAGGAATGGTACCTCTACAGAGTTAATAGTAACCTGTGGTCTAGAAGTACTTTCTACATACCATTCATTAATCCCCAAAGAAGAGTCAAATCTTAAAATAAACCTATTCTTTTTCTTTGGTTCATAAGGTATAGGCATTTTCATTAATAAGTCAGCCATATCTTTTTAATTTTTTTTTACTTTTTTATTATATCTATAAATATACGGGTAATGAAAAAAATGTTTTAATTTGTTTGTTTTAATACTATTTTATTCATTCCACCTTCAGATGTATCGTAAACAACAAAATCTACATCTGGAAATTCTACTTGTAAAACCTCCTTAATAAAAGGAATTATAGCGTTTATATTCCCTAAATCATCATCACTAAAACCCACAGATAGTTTTTCTACTCCCCTGTCTACCATTTCGGAGGCATTCCTAACTATGTTGGATACGTAGTCCCTTAAAGCTATTTTTTTATTTTCTTCGGGATTTGCGGCTGAACCACCTTCTAACCCAAACTTATCAGTAAATATTTTAGAAGTTACTGGATGGTATTCATGTGAATCTAAATAAATTTTTAATATGGTTTCTGGTGATTCTCCATCTAATTCCGGGTAAGTTTGTTGTACGTTATCAATCATTCTACCCAACTCTTCTTCATTAAAAGTGTGAGATATAACTAAATCCATCCCTTTTCTTAGTGCTTGAGGATTGTGTCCTCTTGCTGTTATGATAGATATTGGGTTGGCGTAAATTAAAGCCTCTTTAAATTTTTCAAATGAAGGTGCGAATGAGTTGGATTCTAGGGCTTTTAACAAGTCAGTTAAAAAAGCCTCTTCATTTATAAAATTATCAAAAGCACCCTCCGCTAACTTATAGTTTTCACTATCCCTAACCAAAGCAAATTCTTCTGTACCAACCTCTACAGGTACCCAACCACTATCAGACCTTTTTAACATTTTTATTGTTGTTGGCATTTTAAGAATATTATCATCCCAATCAAAACTATAAGCTCGTATAGAGTTATTCTGTTCATCCAACCTAACCCCAATCATTTTTAGTTGTTTTTCCGTTATTATTATTTGTTGTGACATATAATATAAATACAAATTAATTTGGTTTAATCGTTTTTATTACTTATCTTTGTAGTATGAAAAATATTATAAAACTATTGTGTGTCCTATTGTTGGTGTCTTGTGAAAAAGAAACTTTTTATATTCCTTGTGATAATCCCCAACCAACAACACAAAATCCGACACAACCAAACAACGAAGAATTTATAGATGGTTGTTGGTTATTAAAAGGTGGTAAGATGTATATGGAAAATCTAGAGACTTTAGAGGTTACCGAATTACCACACTTTATGATGGGTGATACTAGTAGTTTACGGTACGGAAATCCTATGTACGAATTTGAGGTTGTTATCAGGAATTCAACGTCTTGGTGTTTTAACCTACCTCAAAATATCCCTGGTATGGGTGATTTCGTACTAAATGGGGATAGTTTAACACCTTATGGACTATCTGTTACGGGAAGTAATATTACAGTGACTGAACCATTAGTGGGTGGTTACTTACTACTTGGTGGTTCTGGTAGACCAATACTTTATGAGGTTGTGGATTTTGGGGAGAGCATCATAATGGTATACGTCCAAGAAAGTTATGAAAACATAGATGGTTATAACTGCAAATACTATTCTAAACTTAAATTTAAAAAATACTAAAATGAAAAAAATATATTACCTATTACTGTTTTTATTACCAATTACAGCAAATTCTCAAACTATGGAATTATACCAAAAAAGTTTTGTGATTGAGACTGAAAGCCCTACGGAATCTTTAGACTATCAAAAACCAACCTTTAGTTACTTATACACACTTAATATGGATACTGTAAATAGTGAAGTTTTTATACACAGGGAGAGTTTATTAGATGGTTGTGTTGAGGATGTGTCATTTAAAATAACCGATGAGTCTACTGACTATTTTAATACAACATATACTCTTTATGATAAATTACAACAAAAAGAGGGTTTTCTTGTTATTTCTGGTGATGATTTAGTTATATTTGGTTTTTTTAATCAAAACACCAAGAACTATGTTGGGTTTATGGGGTACGTTAAAAATACTTTATAATTTTATATGATAAATAAAAAAAGGTCCTAATGGACCTTTTAATATAATATAAATTTTAAATTACTTTTTTCTTTCTTTAATAACTCTTTCTATGATATTAATTAGTTGACTTTCAGTTAATTTTAAACTTTTCTTTTTAGATTCACCCATTCTTTGTTTTTTAATGTCTGAATCTACACCAACCACTCTAGATTTTCTACCATCAAACTCATCCCTATCCTTGTGGTCTTCTTGTTCATAATCCTCCTCAACTTCATCAGTTTCCTCAACATCATCCTTTTCAAGGAGTTCTTTATATTTGGCGGAAGGTGTACCCATTAATGGAAATATTTGACCTACCCCATTAGATAAATTTTCTTTAACTAATTTTTCTATTAAATCTACTAACTCAGATTCTTTTAATGTAATTTTTTTCATTTTTATATTTTTGAAATTGGTTTTATTATTTGTTTCATCTTAATGATATCCTCTTGTATTAATCTTTCTTTTTCTTTTTCTGATTCTTCGATATTTTCAGAGTCGTGTATATGGTCATAATGCATATCGTCTTCTAAATCTTCAATATGGTCTTCACTACCACCATCATGTTTTAAATCATAAAGTTCTTTATCGTCGTGACCTTCATCCCTACCATAATTCATAGCTTCATCATGACCCGAATCTTCCTTAACTTCTTTAGCTTTAGCTTCTTTAGATGCTTTCTTCATAGATTCTTCTTTATCCCCATCACCATCAAGGTCTAAAAAATCAGGTTTTGCTCCTTCTTCCATTTCAGTTTCATCCAATTTTACTTCCTGCCATTGTTCTTGGATTATACCTAAGATTCTTTCTAGTTGTTCTTCACTAATAATAACGTTTTGTTTTTTACCATTAGTAAATGTTTTAGTACCGTCAGAAACCTTATTTAGTGTCTCAGCTAATAGTTTTTTTGTAAATTTCATATCACTTTTTTATTATAAATATTATATATCCTCAAAAGAAGCCCCTGTAGGAGTTATTAAGAACTCAACAAATATATATTCTAAAGCTCTTGTAGGTTTAATATAGATTTTACCATTCATTTCATTTCTATCTATTTCTTCTGGGTCATTAGAAAGTACAACTCTAAAGTCCGTCAAACCTCTATCTCTCCTAATTGAGTCTAGTATTGGGTTGACTAGGTCTAAGAATTGTTGTCTTACTACTTCATCATTTTGTTCGAATATTAATCTTACAGCTACTGCCGATATTAATTTTCTTGTTTGTAAAAGAAGTCTTCTAACGTTAATTCTATCTAAAGCCGATTCTCTAACCTGAAGAGTTTTATTCCCCCAAATAATTGGGCCCGTATCACTATATGTAGCGATTGGGTTTATTCTACCAACATATAGAGTATCTCTTTCATCTAATGTAAGTTTCTTTCTAGCTTTTACAGCGTTTACCAATCCTCTAGTATAACCAGCTGACGCGAACCATGGGAATGATACGTTATCAGTTAACGCTATATTTCTCATAACCTCAGCTGTTGGTGGTATAAATATTTGTTTATTATTGGCTGCATCTCTGATTTGAACCCATGGGTAATAAGTTGCTGTATAGTTAGAGTCTATTAATGAATCTTCTAAATTATCTACCGATTCTTCAGGTGTAATTAAATTAGCTGGGTCTGTAGTAGTTGGTACGTACATATTATAATCTGGTGAGGTAACAACATACAGTGAGTCTGCTCTATCATCCTCAACCATATCTATAGCTTCACTAACTAACCCTAAATTATCAACATAATCTATTCCAGGTGTAGCGAACACATTAATATCAACAGCTTCTGGGTTAGAAAATTCATTTATACCCCTTAAGTAAGCGTAATAATCAGTATTAGCTTCTGTTGTACTTAATTTTTTAAATGTACCTCTACCTGATGCTGTTGGGAATTCTACGTCAACACAGAAACCATTTAAGAATCCTGTTAGACCCATTTTGTAATCGTCTGTATTAGACCTTGTTTTTCTGTATATGTCCCACCCATCAAAACCACCGTGAGGTGCTAATGTAAATTTACGACTTCTTATTTTCTTGTAAGGGTCAGTACTTAATGTTGGTTCCGAATTAAAACTTCCAGCTCCACAATCAAATATACTCTTATTATTTAAGTTAGTACCTGACCAAGATACATAATTTCCAGCTCCACCTATTACTACTGTAGCTCCAGAGTCCATATGGAAACCAGTTGTATAAACTGACCAATCACTACCGGTATTTTGAGTACATACATTAGCTGGTGTTATTTTACCTTTATATAGGAAGAAATCATTATCATAAGCTGCTCCCATCGTATCTGAAATACCTAAGTAAGTTTTAGTTATTTTATCACCACCACTTTTAACTTGGTTATTTCCTGTTCCACTACCAAAAGGTGGGTCATAAACTACTTCACCAGGTGTGTAATATTTTGTTTTATAAACTATATATGGGTTTAAAGTACAATTTCCATAACTTCTAAAGTTGTAACCTTCGAACCCACAAGGTAATGAACCTGTGAATACCCCATCTAACATTCCTTCACCTAAGAATAACATAACATACTTAGACCTTAATTCAAACTCACCCGTAGACGTACCTATTTTTCTACCTATAAATGACACTTTTGTTGGGTCTAAACTACATCTAGTATATTTTTCTAAAACTTGTGGACTTGCGTCTGTATCATAGAAATCACGAACTATAACATCAAACTCACCTCTTTCGAAAGAAAGGTTAATTATAGATACTTTATATTCTCTGTTAGCTGCTGTACCATCTGAAATTGATACGAATTTAAATAATCTAAATACATCTGTACCTTGTAGTTCTGAAACTACCCATGGTGTTTCTGGTGTTTGCCATTGATTCATGTACCAAGCTATAGAATTTAAACTACCGTTATTAAATCTTGCGGCTGGTAAGTATTTTAAACAACACTGTAAACCTCTAATTTTATTTTTTCTATACCCATCTTTAAGTATTCCTGGGTAAACTTCTTCTACAAAAACTGGAACTTCTTCCTGTTTCTTATCAAAAGGTGAAGTACCAAATACTCTAGGTGCGTAATTTTGTTTTCCAGCGTCTATAGAAACCGCGAAAGTAAATGTTTGGTTTCCATCTGTTTTTGCACTAATTCCAAAAGTCTCTAAAGGATTTTCTAGTACTTTAGAATATGGTCCACTACAATTAAATTGTACACCACCGACCATGTCACTACCGGTATCTGTTGTGTCTGCACTAATAGCGTAAACTGGTCCACCACTATTTAAATCACTTAAACCTCTAGACCTTAATGTCATCATGACTACATTGTCATAAGCTTCATAAGCTTTGACACCCATATATTTAACCATATCTACAACTGCTGTACCAGAATAGACCGTAACCGCACTTCCTACGAATCCAGGTACAGTAATACTGGTACCTGTTGAGGTTCTATATGCTAAAGCACTATTACAACCACCTGTTAGTGTCATTACAGAAGCTCCTGAAGCGTATAGTTGGAAGGATACACCCGAATATGTTGTTCCTGTACAACAAGTAGTATCACCAGTATACTCAAATAAACCGTAGTACCAAGAATCATTTCTATAATCGTCATTAAGACCTACCGTACCCAACCTATTATATACTTGTGTTGTTCCAGTAGCTGATAGTGTATGGAAAGTTGTCGCTGTTGCAGCTTGTGTCATATAGTTTGGTATATAACCGTACTGGAATACAGCACCATTATTAGTACCTCCACTCATAGGACATCCATTCCAGTAATTTCCTGAAGTTAATGTAGCAACCGCACTAGTTAAACTAGTACTAAAGTATTTCAT